ACAAAAGCGCCAATTCCAGCAGCTGCAGCTGCTGTAGCTGCTGGATTCGCTGCCATAAACGCTAATAATTTAGCACCAAATGTTGTTAACAGTTTCAAAGTAGTTCCAATAAATGCGCCAAATGGTGTTAAGAACCTAAGTGCAGCAAAAGATAAAACGGGCCAGAAGTCTTTTAAAAATCTACCAAGAACTTCAATCTTCTTTTTATTTTTTGGATCACTAAACCAATTCACGAATTGATTGAATGCAAATCCAAGTAAAGTGAATTTTATAAATTTAAATATTCTATCAATAATACTCTGAAATGGTGAGAGAATTTTTTGAGATAATGCCTTAACTTTATTGACATTTCCTTTTACTGATTCTAAAGATTTTTCTCTTTCTTCCCTCTTTTTCTTTTCAGATTCTTTTCTCTCTATCTCTGCTCTCTTCTTTTCTTCAGCGTTCTGTCCCGTTATACTCTTTAAAAGCTCATCAAGTTTTTCGTTAATATCGCTAATATCCGATATTGATTCTGCACTGATTCCACCAGAACCAGGGGAAGGAATTACTGCACTAGATGCAGTAAGGAAAAATTTATCTTTAGATATTTTAGTAGGTGTAGAACTAACTGCAGCAGCACTTATTTTCTTCTTCTTAATCTTGAATCTACCAACTTTACCTTTGATTCTCTTAAATTCGTCAGTAATTAATTCAACTTCTTCAGTGGGAATGGTTTGCTTTGTCATTCTAGCAGCAACCATTCTTTCCTTCAATAAGGAAATATAAGTGGCATAATCAATATCAAATACATCTTCTAGCCCAAGAAGTCTTAATATTCTTTCGTCTACCTGCTCGTTAACTAAATCAGTTCCTCTGGTTCCCTCATACAAAGCAAGAGCGGATTCTTTTTTGGCCTCCGCTCTTATACTTGCTAGTAAATCATCTAACTCGTCAGGACCCATTTTGCTGCTGTTGTTTAAGTTTCTCTTCGTCTAAGTGCGCTTTTAATAACTCAACATAGATGTCTCGTTCCCAGGGAATAAGATTTTCAATCTCAGTCAATGAGTATTTATGATACTGCATCAAAGAAAAGTTTAACTTATAATAACTTTCAAGACTCATGTGAACGAGTGCTATGCGAAAAAACTTGAGAGTCCCTCCAATATAACAGTGCTTTCAACTTCAGTATTTGGATTCTTTACTTTAACTTCATGAGAAAGTTTTGGCATTGTATCAAAGAATTTTTCAATCTCTTTAAATTGAGATGAATTCATTTGTTCTAAGAATTCAATGATTTCTTTTTTAGTACAGTCAGCGGCTGCCCAAACTTCTTCTTCATTGTAAATTTTATCAATACATGATGCAACCAATTCGAAAGATTGATCCATTGCATTGTTTTCGTTAAAATCAAAATTGTTTTTAACGAACTGTTCAAGAGATGGATATCTCATTTCCATAATAAGAGAATCATCTAACTTAATTTTATTAGTATGTTCGTCTTTCCTTTGAATATTGATTTCATCAATACTAATCTTTACTGGAACATAGGTTTCACCATCATCTGGACAGATAATATTAACTTCAATTTCTTCACCAACTGACTTCCCCCTAATGTTCAAGAAGAGATACTCAATATCAAATGTAGGAAGAGTTTCTACTTTAATTCCTCTTGTTTGAATACAAGATTTAATTACATTCTTAATTGCTGTTGTGATTTCTTTTGTATCCTCACTTTCAAGTGCTAATACAAGTAATTTTTCTTCCTTTACTAGAAAAGGTCTGAACTGAATGGGTTTTCCAGTAGAAGGTAATTCCAACTCATATGTTGGCGTAGCAATCTTTGGTAAAGGCATAATGTCCTATAGATGTTTCAGTGTGATTATTTATTACTGTCCATAAATGGTATCTACTATTTCACCACGTAATATTGCTGCCTGTCTATTTGCTTCTTCATCACTCTCAAAAGCAGGGCCATAATATTCTCTTTGAACTTCTGGAACTTTTCCAACCAAAACTTCTCCACCACCAACAACATATCTAGAGTAATTAAATGACACGGTACACTTTAATAATTGAGAGGCTTCATATGACACTGGCATTGATGCAATACTGATTGGATATGCATTCAAAAATCTATATTGAAGAACTCTACCAGAATAGTCTCTTTCAAACTTTTTCAGAAAAATAGTAGTCTTGTATCCCTCATTACCAGTTCCAGGATAGTTAACTCTATAGTAAAAATTATCGTTTTCTATACCTTGATTTTGAGAACCATCTCTACCAGTGTATTGTTCATCAACAATATAAGACATCCAGTTTTCAAAAAAGAAAATAATATCATAATCATGATCAACATAGAAAGTGAAGTCAGCACTATTATCATACTGTCTTCTATAAACATGTCTTTCAGTAACACCAGTAAAATCATTGTTTAATTCATGTGTTGCTAAAGAAGATCCTGGAAGAGATGCCTCTGAACATGAAAGAGAATAAAATTCTGCATTGTCCTTATATCCAGAACCAAGCCCTGCTTTAATTCTATGCTCATCAGTCCAATTTCTTACCGACTGAGGTGGATTGAACCAACACTGAAAGTGTGATGTTAATGCTGGTTTTAAAATAGATGCTTTTAAATTTGATAATACTTTTTTCTCTGGGTTAGGAGCGACAGACATCTATCTATAAATACTTTTACCGGTATATTATGTAGACAGGATAAATGGGAGAAAGTATAAAGAGCAAATACAAACCTTCTTATCCAAAAAAATACAAAGGAGATCCTAACAATATTATTTGTAGGAGTAGTTGGGAAAGAAAGTTTTGTCGCTGGTGTGACTTGAACGAAAGTATTGTTGCATGGGGTTCGGAAGAGTTTTGTATTCCATATATCTCTCCTGTTGATAATCGCATTCACAGATACTTTCCTGACTTTATTATAAAAGTAAAAGAAAATGATGGCAAAATTAAAACTTATATTGTAGAAGTCAAACCTGAAAGACAAACAGTTCCTCCAAAGAAAAAAACAAGAGTGACTAAATCCTACATTTATGAATGCCAAACTTATGCTGTTAATCAAGCTAAGTGGAAAGCAGCAAAGGAATTCTGTGACGATAGAATGATTGAATTTAAAATCGTAACAGAAAAAGAATTAGGTATCAAGTAATGCCAAGAAAGACACTAAAGCAAAGAAGAGAAAGAGAAGGGTTTGATGAGTTTCAGTTTGTAGAGGAGGTAGGTTCTAATCGAATTGCTCCATACAAAGAACAAATTAGAGCAATAAGCAATCCTGAAGATAGAATGCTTATGATTACAGAACTACTCACTGATATTCAAATCATACCCGATGTCGGAGATTATTATACCTTTATATACAATGCAAAGACAAAGGGGTTTGAATACGATCAACATCCATTAATTGCATGTGTTGATATCCAGAGGTGGGGATTTCGTGGACTCAACTATCACTGGGGTAAGTTTAGAAATTATACTTGGGAAGAAATACCAGGACAGTTGCATTCTGTTAGAGCTAGTGAACTAAATGACTTGCGTGACATTGGTTATGCATACTTCAGAACTGTCCTATAAATAAATAAAAAACGCTATAATGTCTCATACTCTACACAAAATTGAGATGATTAATCCTCTTGCGATTGGGGAGGATTTCTGATGGCAGATACTAGGACAATAACGACAGTAAAGCAACCATATTATACAAGTGATGGAACAAAACTTTTCTTAGGAACTTCTACAGAAGTTCAAGTTGATAAAAACGGAAAATATATTCCGAACAGTGCAGTTATATCTCTTAGATTGTATGATACAACATCATCTCTTCTTGGAACTGATTACAAAACAATTGCAATAAGAAACGCGGGAGAAGCATGGAGATTTACACAAGATGCCAGTGGAGCATATGTAGCAGGTGCGGATGTTCAAAAAACTTTAACAAATAAAAATTCGATGATGAATATTAATTTGAATAATCATATTTCAAATGCACTATCAGCTCCACTACAAGGAGTTCCTGCTGGTCAAGTAAATACAAATACTAAGTCAAATTCAAATTCTGCTACTGGTCTACCAGAAACTGCAGCTGATCCACCATCAACATCAACTCCAGTAACCGAACCATTTAACCTTGGAGGAGGACTAAGCAAAACATCAAAATCAAGAAACACATATGGAAAGTATCATTATCCAGAAGCAATTGCAAAAAACACACAGGATAGAATTAAATTTTCGATGAAACCTGTTATTGGAGGAACAATAAATCCAAAACTGGGAGAGAAAACATTTACAAAAAGATACGGAGGTTCTATTGGAGAGGTAACTCTTCCAATTCAACCAAATATTATGGATTCAAATACAGTTGATTGGAGCGGAACACCGATGAATGCTCTACTAGGATATGGAGCAGCACAATCAATGTCTTTAGCCTCATCTAAAGACCCACAAGAATTTCTTGACA